GTGACGATGTATTTATTCAAAGAATATTTGCTGCACACTACTACCACCCAAAGGTTAGATATGCTGTAGATATTCGACCAAAATTAAGAAGAATTTTGGCAGATTTAACTGAAGTTTTGTCATATGGTAATCCAGAAACGACATATCTTCAGTATCAACTTTAATTTATTTTATAATTTTATAATATTATGACCGAAAAAAACTTTGGCCATTTAGGGCACACGTATCAAATATCTTTATTAAAGACTATAATAGAAGACCGTAAATTCGGTGAATCTATTGTTGAGGTCATAGATCAAAACTATTTTGATAATAATGGGTTTAAGTTCATTATGCAAAATATTAAGGAGTGTTATGAGAAATATCAAACACTTCCTTCTTACTCTGCATTAGAACAAAAGATTCTTTCTGAGAGTGTTTCAGATACCGCTAGAACGGCATTTATTGACACTATAAAGAATATACAAGATCATGTTATTGATCAGGGTGGTGTTCCTCTTATTAAGGATAAGGCAATGAACTTTTGTAAACAACAAGTTCTAAAAAAAACCATTAAAAAAATAGAGGAAATTACATCTAAAGGGGAATTTGAAGAATATCACAAAATCGAAAAGTTAATTCAAGATGCCTTACAAGTTGGGGCAACTGATAATGATGTTGTGGATATTTTTGAAAGTATTAGTTTAGCTTTGCAAGCGGATAATAGAAGACCAATACCAACAGGTGTTGTCGGTATTGATAATTTGTTAGATGGTGGTTTAGGTAGAGGAGAATTAGGGGTTGTTTTAGCACCAACTGGTACAGGTAAAACAACATTATTGACCAAGTTTTCAAATGAGGCATTTAACCAAGGTTACAATGTTGTTCAAATTTTCTTTGAGGATAATGTCAATAACATTAAACGAAAACATTTTACCATTTGGACTGGAATTACACCAAAAGAGCAACCGCTTCAGGCTGAAGAAGTTGAAAGAATGGTTACAGAAAGAAAAAGATCATCTTCTGGCGAATTAAGATTATTGAAGATACCTAGCGACTCAGTTACTGTTTCTGAAATAAAATCTAAATTAAGAAAGATGCAAGCTGATGGTTTTCGAATAGATTTAGTAACTTTGGACTATGTTGATTGTATCTCTCCAGAAAAGACAAACTACAATGAGGAATGGAAAGGTGATGGCGCAATTATGAGACAACTTGAATCTATGACATCCGAATTTGATATTGCGATATGGACTGCGACACAAGGTAATAGAGATTCTATTAAGAGTGAAGTGGTTACTACCGATCAAATGGGTGGTTCAATCAAGAAAGCTCAAATTGGTCACGTAGTACTATCAATTGGTAAAACACTTGAACAAAAGGAAATGAATTTAGCGACACTTACTTTATTAAAATCTAGAATTGGTAGAGATGGGGTTGTGTTTAATAATTGTAAATTTAATAATGAATTTCTTGAAATTGATGTGGATCACCAGAACACATTACTTGGCTTCAAAGTTGATCAACAGGAAGAAGCAAAACAACGTAAGAACAAAGCTTACAACGAGTATCTAGAACAAAAAGAATTACTTAATAAATAAAAACAAATAACATGACCGAGAAGATTTTAGTAGACAATCCCGGACGTTTCGTCCTTTTCCCTATCCAGCACCATGATTTATGGAGGTTATTTAAACAACAAGAAGCATGTTTTTGGACTGCCGAAGAGATTGATCTTGGACAAGATGTTTATGATTGGGATAATAAGTTAAATGCTGATGAGCAGCATTTTGTAAAACATGTTTTAGCTTTTTTTGCAGCATCAGATGGTATTGTGAATGAAAACCTAGCTATGAACTTTGTTAATGAAGTACAATATACTGAAGCTAAGTTTTTTTATGGTTTTCAGATTATGATGGAAAATATTCATAGTGAAACATATTCATTATTAATTGACACTTACATTAAAGACAAAGAAGAACAAAATAAATTGTTTAATGCAATAGAGACAATCCCCGCAATTAAAAAGAAAGCAGACTGGGCAATTAAATGGATTAACTCAGAATCATTTGTTGATAGATTAGTTGCTTTTGCTGCTGTAGAAGGTATTTTCTTTTCTGGTTCATTCTGTTCTATTTTCTGGTTAAAGAAAAGAGGATTAATGCCAGGTTTAACTTTCTCAAATGAATTAATTTCTCGTGATGAAGGAATGCATTGTGATTATGCTTGTCATTTATTTAACAATCATATTGAAAATAAAATTCCAGAAAAAAGGATTAAAGAAATTATCTGTGGTGCATTAGAAATTGAAAAAGAATTTATTCTCGAAGCGTTACCAGTTCGATTAATCGGTATGAATTCTGATTTAATGTCACAGTACTTAGAGTTTGTTACAGATAGATTGTTAGTTGCTTTAGGTTGTTCTAAAGTATATAATACTGAAAATCCATTTGACTTTATGCAAAACATTGCGTTACAAGGTAAAACAAATTTCTTTGAGAAAAGAGTTGCTGAGTATCAAAAAGCAGGTGTAAATAAAACAACAGAGTCTGAAGATTTAAACTCTGCGTTTGGTGATGTAGATTTCTAAAAAACAATTGAATAGAAAAATGAAAGTATTAAAGAGGGACGGTACCTTAGAAGAAATGAGATATGACAAGATCACTAAAAGAATTAGTGCTCTTTGTGAAGATTTAAATATGGATTATGTTGATCCAACATTTATAACCTTAAAAGTTACACAAGGAATATATGATGGTATAACAACAAAAGAATTAGATGTGTTAGCAGCAGAAACTGCAGCATCTATGACAACCACACATCCAGATTATGCGAAGTTAGCTGGTAGATTAGCTGTTACTAATTTACATAAAACAACACCAAAGAAATTCTCCCAAGCAATTAAGGAACTACATTCATTTGTAGAACCAAGAACTGGTAAAGAATCATCATTAATTGATGATAATGTTTACAAGTTTGTTATGGAAAATAAAGAGGTGATTGATGGTGCTATTGTTTTTAATAGAGATTTTGATTTTGAATATTTTGGTTTCAAAACATTAGAAAGATCATATCTATTAAAGATCGGTGAAAGAGTTGTTGAAAGACCACAGTACATGTATATGAGAGTTGCTGTTGGTATTTGTGCTGGTGATGTACAAATGGCTTTGAGAATCTATGATGATTTATCACAACATTTTTATACTCACGCCACACCAACATTATTTAATGCTGGTACTCGTAGAGCACAAATGTCATCTTGTTTCTTAATTGGAAATAAAGGTGATGATATTGATGGTTTGTTTGACACGATTAAAGACGTTGCAAAGATTTCTAAATGGGCAGGTGGTATTGGTCTTCATGTTCATGATGTAAGAGCTAAAGGTGCTTATATTAAAGGAACTGGTGGTATGTCTGATGGGCTTCTACCAATGATGAAAACATACAATGAAGTTGCACGTTGGATTAATCAAGGTGGTAAGAGAAAAGGTTCTTTTGCTATCTATCTAGAGCCATGGCATGCTGATGTTTTTGAATTTATTGATTTAAGAAAAAATCACGGTAAAGAAGAGATGCGTGCAAGAGATTTATTCTTAGCCATGTGGACACCTGATTTATTTATGCAACGTGTTGAGCAAGATGGTGATTGGTCATTATTTTCTCCAGATGAAGCACCAGGTTTATCTGATGCATATGATAGTCCAGAAGATAAAGCATTCACTAGATTGTATGAATCTTATGAACAACAAGGTTTAGCTAGAAAAACAGTTAAGGCTAGAAAGTTAATGGATGCGATATTAACGGCACAGATTGAAACTGGAACACCTTATATGTTATATAAAGATCCAGCTAACTATAAATCAAATCAAAAGAATTTAGGTACAATTAAGTCTTCAAACTTATGTACTGAAATTATTGAGTATAGTTCACCAACTGAGCAAGCGGTATGTAACTTAGCATCTATTGCGTTACCAAAATATATTCTTGATGGTGAATTCAGTCATGAGATGTTATATGAGTACACTTATCAAGTAGTAAAAAACTTGAATAATGTAATTAATTTAAATTTCTATCCAACAGAAGAAACTAAAAACTCTAACTTTAAACACAGACCAATTGGTTTAGGTGTTCAAGGTTTGGCTGACGTATTCTGTATGTTAGGATTACCATTTGAATCAGAAGAAGCTGATAAATTACAAACGGATATTTTCGAAACAATTTATTTTGCTGCTATGACATCATCAAATGATTTGTCTAAAGAATTTGGTCCATACGAATCAATTGCGGGATCACCAATTGAGAAAGGTATTTTTCAATTTGAAATGTGGGGATTAAAAGATAAAGATTTATCAGGTAGATGGGATTGGAAAAAATTAAGAAAAGAAGTTGTTAACAATGGTGTTAGAAATTCATTATTAATTGCACCAATGCCAACAGCATCAACTGCACAGATTCTTGGTAACAACGAAGCTTTCGAACCATTTACAACTAATATGTATTCAAGAAGAACATTAGGTGGTGAGTTCGTTGTTGTTAACAAACACTTGGTTAATGAGTTATTAAAGTTGAACTTATGGAATGATGAACTTAAAAAGAAGTTAATCATGGAAAATGGTTCAATTCAAAATATCCCAGAAATACCGGTTGAAATCAAAGAAGTTTATAAAACTGTTTGGGAAATGTCTCAGAAGAGAATTTTACAAATGGCAGCAAATAGAAGTGTGTTTATTGATCAGTCACAATCTTTGAATTTATTCATTGATAATGCAACAAAGCCAAAATTATTGGCGGCACACTTATTTGGTTGGAAGTTAGGTTTAAAAACAGGTATGTACTATCTAAGAACTCGTTCTGCAGTAGATCCTATAAAAGGATTGGGTGTTGATACATCTGTAAGTAAACCAGCTGAAACACAACAGCAATCGGTTACATATCAGACAACACAAAAATCTATAATAAGTGAAGAAACCCCCGAGGTTGTGATGACTAGCGAAAGACCAATGGACTCTCCGTTTGAATGTGAGGGTTGTGGGTCATAAGTTAATGGGTGGCCCCCTCAAAGCATAGCTGTCGTTGAGGCGTACCTTAAACATCCAGGACTTGTGAATACAGGGGGCGAATATCAAGTCACTATTTTGCGACACTTTTTAAAGAAGTGTCGCTTTTTTTATTTATATCCATTTTAGTATTGTTTATATTTATTGTTATGGTTACTAAATATGGCATAGATTTTCCTTTTAGAAATAGCACCCTAGGTGACTATACTAGAATGACCCTTGATAAGGATGAAGAGATTAGAGCAAATCTTATTCATTTATTATTGACAAGAAAGGGTAGTAGATATTTTTTACCAGATTTCGGAACTAGATTATATGAATTTATTTTTGATCTAAATGACTCAATTACATATACCAGTATTGAAGACGAGATTAGAGAAACAGTAAAAATTTATATACCTAATTTAGAAATAAACTCAATAAAAATAACGAATCCAGATATTGATCCAGAAGATGGTGCTTCAAGTATTAGTGAAGATGAAGATATCAGATTATTTAGAACTGGTGATGGATCAACAAAACCATACACAGCAAAAATAAGAATCGATTACACAACAAATAATGGAACTTTTTCTAGTTCTGACTTTGTAATTATTAACATATAATATGAGCAAAAAGATAGCATATACTAATAGAGATTTTGCTGGTCTAAGACAAGACCTAGTAAATTTAACCAAAGAATATTATCCAGATATTATACAGAATACAAATGACGCGTCAATTTACTCTGTATTATTGGATTTAAATGCAGCGGTTTCGGACAACCTTCATTTTCATATTGATAGAGTTTGGCAAGAAACTATGTTAGATTTTGCTCAAAAAAGACAATCATTATTTCATATAGCAAAAACATATGGTATAAGAATTCCTGGTCAAAGACCTTCAGTTGCTTTGTGTGATTTTAGTATTAATGTTCCTGTTAAGGGAGATAAAGATGATGATAGATATGAGGGTATTTTAAGAGCAGGTGCACAAATTTCTGGTGGCGGTCAAATTTTTGAAACAATTGAAGATATTGATTTCTCAAACCCATTCAATAGTAAAGGGGAACCAAATAGACTTAAATTACCAAATATTGATAACAACAATAACTTAATTTCATATACTATTGTAAAAAGAGAAGCTGTTGTTAATGGTGTAACAAAAATATTCAGAAAAGTTATCACACAACAAGAACAAAGACCATTCTTAAAAATATTTTTACCAGAAAGAAACGTTTTAGGTGTTTCTGCGGTAATTCATAAAGAAGGTACATCATTTGTTGGTAATCCGGCATATAGTGAATTTATCGGTGATCCAAATAAATGGTATGAAGTACAATCGTTAGTTCAGGATAAAGTTTTTGTACCAAGTACAACTTCAGTTTCTGATAGGGCTAATTTTAAAGCTGGTGAATATGTTGCTGTACAAAATAAATTTATTACAGAATATACACCAGAAGGTTATTTCTTTTTAACTTTTGGTTCTGGTAATGTTGATCCATTAGATAATTTAGACAATTATATCACTGATAAATTAAAAGTGAATTTATCATCATATTTGAACAATCTTTCATTAGGTTCTATACCAAAACAAGATACTACGTTGTTTATAAAATATAGAATTGGTGGGGGTAAAGAAAGTAATGTTGGGGTTGGTGTTATTAATAACGTAGAAAACTCTGATTTTATTATCACAGGTCCAAATTCAAATACAAATAGTCAAGTTTCACAATCTTTAAGTGTGACAAACATTACACCAGCTGTGGGCGGTTCAGACCAACCAACAGTAGAAGAACTTAGAGCGATGGTATCTTACAATTTCGCTGCTCAAAACAGAGCTGTAACATTAAATGACTACAAATCTATGATTGAGACAATGCCAGCCACTTACGGTGCGCCAGCTAAGGTAAATGTCATGGAGGAAGATAATAAAGTAAGAGTAAAATTACTTTCATATGATCAAAGCGGTAATTTAACAAGCGTTGTTTCTAACACATTAAAACAAAATATTCTTAATTACCTTTCACAATATAGAATGATTAACGACTATATTGATATTGTTAGTGGTGAGGTTATCGACATGGGATTAGAAATTGATCTACTTTTAGATAAAAATCAAAATCAGGGTGAGGTTATTAGAGACGTAATTACAGCAACAACAGATTATTTCTCAATTGATAAAAGAAAAATGGGCGACCCATTATTTGTTGGTGAATTAATGAAAGATGTAAATAATGTTCCAGGGGTTGTTAACGTGATAGATGTTAGAGTTTATAACAAGATCGGTGGTGAATATTCATCTTCACAAGTCTCACAATCGTATAAAGATACTGCAACAAAAGAGATCCTACAAAGCGATATGACAGTCTTTATGAAGGCTAACCAAATATTCCAAATCAGGTTTCCTCAGAAAGATATAAAAATAAGGGTAAAAACATTAGGCACGACTACATATTAACGTCTTTTTTACTTATCTTTTTTCTATAGGAAAATTGATGAGTTTCTATTTATAGTTAATATGATACAAAAACATAGGATCAACACCAGTTTAAATGGAGATAAGAAAGTAACTGTCGAGTTAAAACAGGATTATGATCTTTTAGAGATCTTGTCCTTAAAATTCACTCAACAGGATGTATACACGTCTTTATGTGCTGATTATGGTGTTGTTTGTGGTAGAATAAGCGTTAATAATGGATTAGGGGTTCCGAATGCAAGAGTTTCTATATTCATCCCATTACAAGAAAGTGATGAAAACGATCCCGTTATATCATCATTATATCCATATAAATTAGCTCAGGACAAAAATGAAGATGGTTATAGATATAATCTTTTACCATCTAGAAAACAACACGGAGGCCACGAGCCAACCGGAACATTTCCCGATCAAGGTGACATTCTTTCAAGAGAAGAGTACCTTGAAGTTTTTGAAAAATATTACAAATACACAGTAAAAACTAACAGTTCTGGTGATTTCATGATTTGGGGGGTTCCTTTAGGGGAACAAACAATTCACGTTGATGTTGATTTATCAGATATTGGTTGTTTTTCATTAAGACCCTACGATTTTATTAGACAAGGAATGGGTGTCGATTCATTTAAAAACACCTATTCATATAAAGCGTCAAAAGATTTAGATTCTTTACCACAAATTGTTTCATTCGACAGAACAATAGATGTTTATCCTTTTTGGGGTAATTTAGATTTATGTCAAATTGGTATAACTAGAACTGATTTTGATTTATCTGATCAGGGGGTTAACATAGAACCTAAAGCATTTTTAATTGGAGGTACATATACCGATAAAGGTACTAACTCTCTAAATAAAAATTGTCAGCCTAGACGAAAAATGGGTAGAAAATGCGATCTAACAACAAAAAGTGGTACAATTGAGGCGATTAGATTTACCGCTGAAAAGGATTCACAAAATAGACCTATATTAGAAATATATGAAATTGATGAAGATATTCCAGAGGATGGTGGGTTTGTTTTACCGGTACCAATGAACTCTGAATTTATATACACAAATGAGTTTGGTGAAAATGAAATAACTAATGATCCAAATAAAGGTGTGGCAACGGCGGCATGTTATAGATTCCGTTTTAGTTTAGATGATAGTGGAAATGAAAGAGTAAGAAAAACTGCTAGTTTTTTAGTTCCTAATATAAGAGAATATTCTGGAGAAAAAGACAAATCATATGCTTTTTCAACTAACTGGAGTGATTACCCTACGAGTGCAGTATCAACAGACTCAGATAAAGGTATATTGTATAATGACTTTGGTCAATTTTATCCTAGAGATTATTTTTATAGGATGACATACAATAAAGTTTATACTGTATCATCTTTTCAAAATATTCATTATAATAATACGTTTTTTACAAATGACAGATATGTTGGTATTAAAGAGATTGTACCACCAGAAGAAGAGGATTGTTCTAGCGAAATAGTTACACCACCTGTAAATTTTGGAAAACGAAATAGAACTTTTTCATTATTAATTTCTTCAGTTTTATTATTTATTGAACATTTAATAAATCTATTAACATTAACGTTTACAAATTCTTTAGTGCGTTTATTGTTTACAATTGGGGATGCTGCTGATTTTAGACCTATTAGACAATTGGCGCAAAGTATAAAAAAGGCTGCATTCAGAGCACAAGAAAACGGGCAAAGAAGATTATATTTAATAAATTACCCAGAATGTGAAGAATGTAACGGTAATAACAGTTTAGGTTCAGCACTTCAACCTGATAGCGGTGCTTCTAGTACTTTTTGTTCTGTTGGTTCTGTGACCATAACTGGTAGATTTCTTGAAGAAAGTAGAGCACTATCTGTAACATCATTAACATTTACACCAGACACGACTGGTGATTGCCCAGGTGAAGATTTAGAAGCATTAGGTGCTGCTTTAATAGCTGGTGGTGATGGTATATTGTATTTTATTACTAACCAATCGAATTATCAATTAAGTAGTGATACATATGGTAACACATCTTTAAGTAATGAGTTTTCTGGAACGCCTGTATTAGATGGTAGTGGAAATACAATAAGTTATACATCTATATTATTTCAAGATGATGGTGTACTTTTTGGTGAACCTAACTCATATACATTAACAATAAGAAGTAAAACCGATAAAGAATCGATCGATATACCAATAGTGGATGCGGTTGAAGAAGGTTGTGATATATATGACACACCATATGATGAAGATTTGGCTAGTTGGTATTATCCAAATACTGGGTATACTAGCTATGGCTGGTCTGGTATGATTTCACCTGCTAGTTATGTTGCAGGAACAACAAGTGTTGTTGCAACAAATATTAGTGGAACCTTATATGGTGAAGCTATTAAATCATATACATCAACAAAATCTGATCCAATTTTTTACTACGGTAATAGTGGTGTCCCATTAGTTCCTTTTTGGGAAGGTGAACAATATGACAAATTTACCAGAAGTGGTATGTCTGAGTTTCAAAATGGTGTATTCACGATAGTTCCTGGTGCACAAAGAACAAGGAGAGTCTGGGAAATATTGAGAGAATATTATAGAAGAAAAAGAGTTGGTAAATTATTTTGTGGTGGTATCGTAAATTATTCTTTTGTTGATAACTGGCTATCGGGGTCGTTATATTTCTTTTTATTTAAAGGTAAAAAAGGAAAATATTGCGATCAAGTTATTAGATATGTCGGTCCACAAGATAAATTCTATTATAGATCAGCACCATATACTTCTGAAACTACATGGGGGGAAACCAAAGGTTCTTTTAAAAGACTTGGTAGACCAACAACTATTGTTGATTTAGGCCCTAGAGATGAATTTATAAAAGAAATATGTACAGACCCATCTTTAGATCCAAACTGTTCTGTTACTAGATCAATTGGCTCATCATCGTTTCAAAGCTTTGGTGAACTTTTAGGTTTAGCAATTAACTACAGAATGGATGTTAGTGATAATGAGTTTGAATTAGAACAGTTTTTTGATAATACTGGCTTTACCTATACAAATGAAATTTTAGATGGTGATATATTGCAACTTATATCTATTAATAATGAAGCAGGTATTGAAGAATTTGATTTACAAAATCCTAGATATCTTGGTTATTCATATCAAGTATTAGATCCAGATGTCTATCCAAGTGTTTTCAAAAATGGAAATGCAAATTATGGGCCACTACCTGTTACATTATATCTTGATGAAGATGGTGAAAGAATTAGAGCATGTTTAAATGAACCAGGTAGATTAACAGAATCATCACAAAAAGTTCCATTTTACTTATGGAATAAAAAGGGTACTGGATTTGGTTCTTACGCAACTAATCAAATGGATAAACAATGTTGGGATTATAGTGATGTTCAAGTTCAACCATTACAAGGTATGACTTATGCTTATAATTTAACTGGATCAACAAGTGATCCATCGGACAAGTATTTGTTATTACCTATGACATACACATTTAGTGGTTTAACTATTAATACAGGAGGAAATGCAACAAACGAAATTGAATTTGATGCTATTATACCATCAGGATCTACTCACACAATTTATGATTCAGAATATCCCGGGTTTACTGTATTGAAAAGTTCAAGTAATGATGTTGTTAATCCAGTATCGGGGACATTATATACTAGATATGGTAATGGTGGAACATGGCATTCACAGAGCTGGGATTTTACTGATGATTTTATAATCAGAAAAACACAAGATTACTATACTGGAAATAAACAAATTTTATCAACACCGTTTATGTTTTATTTTGGTTTGAGAGTGGGAAAAACTGGTGTAGATAAATTTATAGAATATTTTGGCGATAAGGGCGCCTTTACAAGTGCTGAATAATGGAAAAGAAAACAATCATATTACCAGAACTAAGGTACCATAAATCACCAGCTGTTGATTTAACAACAAGAATTGGTTTAGAAAGTAGTGAGGAATTATTAAGGGAAGGAGACCGTTCAATTGTATTAGATTTAGAAGAACATTTTAGTTACGAAAGAGCACAAAGTAAGAAGTATAAGATTTATGGTAAACTAAAAATGATTTTTAGAAACATGTATAGTGGTACAACACCATATAATAATCTGGCTGAATATCTTTATTTATTTGGTGATGGTGCTAGTGGTGACAATACAGGTTACTTACCATATGACGAATTTGCGTTTATAAGACGCGACACATATAGAGAAGATGTAAACATTCCAGCAATTAGTGGAAGTACGTATGGTACATATAGTCCAACATTTTCACAACCAACAAAACCAAGAAACAAACATCAGGTTATCACCAACATGAGTGCGCCATATCATAATTGGAATTTTCATTTAAGTTATGTTAGTGGTCACGATACCGGGTTTACTATGTCATATACTCTTAGTGGATCTACAGCATTTAATAATGATAAAATAACACATATACAATTTAGTGCTGGTAGTGGTATACCATGTAGAGTTGAGGAAAAACCAACATATTATAAATTAACAACACCAGTACCACATGGTATTAGTGAAGAAGAATTTGTTATAATATCATCAATCTCAAGTATTAGTGGTGTTACATATTCTGTATCAAGTTTAGGTGATGATAAGTATGATTCTGAGAAGTATGTTATAAACTTAAATAAGCAACAGTTTAGTGGCACAACAATACCTAAATTAATAACAATCAAAAGATGTATTAATGATAAAAATATTACTGGTACAACTTCAACATATTATGTTCACAAACATAAAATATTAACTTCATCAACAGATCTAATTTTAGATAAGGCTGGATTTGAATCACCAATCTTTGAGGATGAAAAGAAACTATTGTTTGAAGATAGCGCGGGTAACAACGATGTACTTGTTGAAAGAAACAGACCAGAATCATTAATATATGATTTTAAAAATAGTTTTATTTTAACTGGTTTAACAAACAACCTTGGTTATACCCCATCAGAAATTTACGTTACGGTTTTATTTAAAAACGGATCTGGTTATTTTGAATACCCACCTAAAGTTGGATATAAATTTCATTTACATGACGGTTGGATTGATAACCATTTTAGTGGAACAACAGCATTAGAAACTAGTTTAAGTGGATCAACATTTACTAAAGATAGTATTACTTTTACCTCTGGTGTTACAACCCCGGTTGACACTATTTTAACTGGTGCATTTGTTGAATATAACCCATCTGAATTAAAAGAAAGAATAATATCAGAATCTTTACACAAGATTGTACAACCGTTGACGATTTTTGATCATGATCAAAACTTACCTACTAGTACTTTTGGTGGTACAATTTCGGCGAATAATAAAATGGGGTTGTTGTATCAACCACATTATAGAGTTAAGTTAAGACAGTTGTCTCAATATGTTGAAACATTTAACACCAATAACATTTTAGATTTACCAGATAATGCCAGATATTTTCCTGATGAAAAATTATGGAAATGGAGAGATTTATATGATCATGGATTTATTGATGATGAGGGTAATGGAACTGATTTTCCATTTGTGAATGGTCAACATTATGTTAAAAACGATTTTAATTTTTATTTCATAAATGAAAAGGAATACAATAATAAAAATAATGGATTCAAAGGATTCAGAGATATAAACTGTTAAAATGAATATATTATTTAATAATACTGATAAATCATTAATTTTTAATCCAGAAACGGATTTCAGAACTAATGCCGGTTGGGAAGAAAATTTTTTAGAATATCAAGAGGATGTTTTAAGATCTATTATCAACCCAGTTGAAAACTATGAAACGGTAAGGTATATTCATGAACCATATAGTGGGTTAACCGCCAGTGCTTTAGATACTCAATGTGATATTTGGTATTATTTTTATTTTTTAAATAACCAATCCCCAAGAGATTATGACAATGGTTTAGATTATGATTTAATAGGAATAAGCCCAAGAGAGAATGCTAAATTATTAAAACAAACTATTAATAGTTTTTTTAGATTGGAATTTTATACAACTAGAGAAAGAGAAACACAAAAATTGGTATTTGCTAAGAATTTATCGATTCCGTTAGGTCAAACTGTTTTTGATGTTAATTTAAAAGATAGAATTAAAATACCTGTTTTTAATGGTAACAATTACAAAAATAGCGAAAATATGTATTTGTTTTGGTTTGGTGATGATACAGTTTTCAGTGGCTTAACATTTTTTATGACTGCTAGATTTTTCAATGCTGAAGATGGAACTACAACGAGATTTTTAAATAAAGATTTAACAATTGATAATTCTGGTTTGGTTAACGGGGAAAGAGTCGGTACAAAAGCTAATCCAATTAAATTTTATGAAATGAATTTTAGTGACACAGTTGATGATGTTAATGATTTTTATTTTCAGGTTACATTCAGAAGAACTGATCATAGTTATAAAATAAACAGAGGAATTAACACAGACTGTGATCTAGTGGGTGGTACAGCAGCTAAATTATAAAAATGAAAAAATATAAATACGAAATATTACAAAAAAATATATTATCGGTTGTTTTATACAATGCGGGTCAATATTGGTATGATCGTAATTTAGAATTAGTTCCTTGGTCCGCGACAACAGCACCCACTAGCGGAACTACAGTAATGGATGTTAAATGGTATAGTGATATTACATATGATGCTGGTGACACCATTTATTATAACGGAAAAATTTATAAATCACTAGTAGCTTCAAATTTAAATAAAATACCATCAGCACAACCAACATTTTGGGTTGAACAACCTGAAGCTGTTACTTGGGTAGATAAGGGTTATTATTATAGATGGAATGGAACTTCATGGGTAAACATAGGAAAAAATAAATCCGCAGCGTACCCAGATTATGAAATACCAATAACATTAAACGCTAAAGCTGATGAATTAGGTGTAATGGTTGGGTTTGATGGTGAAATAGATCAAGTAGAACAACTTTGTAATTTTACATATAAAGTTAGTGGAAACACAGTTACAGTTTATAATACAACGAATACAAATACATTAAAAAGAGTTGTTGACGCTACTTTTCAGATTAACTGGGGAGATAGTACAACATCTTCAATCACAATATTAGGGAATGTATCAAAAACATATTCAACATCTGGAAATAAAACTATTTCAATTACAATGAATAGTCCTTGGACAGTACAAACCCTATCCAGAACAATAAGCTTACCTTTAGTAATTGGTACACCAACTAATTTAGGTACATTATCATTTATGTTCCCCTACACAGATTATGGCGTGGGGTTATCAGGATCGACAAAAACACCAACATCTCTCACATTTGTTGCCGCAGGTAAAAGTAGAATAATAGAAAAAAAATTATATGGTAGTAACACGTATAGTGGGGTAACATCCACGTCATTACCTGGAACCACATTAACTTGTTCAAAATATACAGTTGATGGTTTAGATTATTATGATTGTTCTGACGGTGTCACTTATATCACTGGAAAAGTCCCAAATCATATTATAAACGGAACAACCGGATTTACATCATATAACTCAAGTACTGACTTTGCGGTAGAATATGTGACAAATAAAATGTTAACCAGAAACGAGCATTTTTTAGGTTTTGTTTCTGAACCACAAGTTTATTCTGACATATTTGTCGAAAGAGGTAAGATGGGTGTTTCAGAATTTAATTTAAGATTAGGTGAAATTGATAATTTAGGTGAATTAGATATCTACGGAAATGGTTTTTTCGTAGTAAAAAAACAATAAAATTATATTTATTAATAAAATACTATGGCAGTAGGAAGTTACGGAACAATAAGACCAGCAGATGTGTCACCAGAGGATGTAGAAATACTACTTCATTATGCTGCTGATAGAGGGGCGACAACCGATTCAACGATATCAAAGTTGGATTCGGCTACTATATTATCACCCTTGTATCATAATTCAAGCACTACAGATGACACAAATGCACCAAATGTGGAAGTTTTAGGTGGTATGTATAATTTGAGATTAGAAAGTTCAGCTTTCTCTGAAATTGGAATATATACATTACACATAAGACCTAAACAAATTAGAACATCAATCACAGATTGCGGTGTTCTTGCTTCTTTACCGTCTGTTAGAGGGATTGTTATTGATTTAGGTAATCTTACTACAGAAGATAGATCAAAATTTATTCCTCAGGGATTAGTTGGATATAGAGTTGAATATATAAGTGTTAGCGATAATAAGAAAGTACCTAATTTTTATAAAATAGTGACATCTTCTTTTTATTGTGAACCAATAACAACAAATTTAACAAATACTACACAAAAATCTGTTAGATATAGATATTCAGATTCGCCTACGAATTTGATGTTCTTAACTGTTACACCTTCCTCTGCGCCAACTAATAAACCTAATACGGTTCCTTTTATAGGTCAACCTTTACAAAAGATTATTTTAACAAACAGTTACTTTAATCCAACGACTATTGAGGTTGAAATGGTTGAACATGACGCTTCAACACTTGCTCTTGCCCTTTATGGTAATCAAAGTAAGGCGGTATCTTCAGGTATCTATACCATTTATGATGGCGCTAATAACATTTATAAACAGTTCAACCTATATGAAGTTAAAGACGAATTTAACGAGACGTTATATGAAATTCGTGAAGGTAGGACTGATATAGACCAAACGTTAAACTTTGACGATATTACAGAATAATGGCAAAAAGAAAAGTTCCGAGTCAAGCAGCTAGTGGTTTTGAGACGTTTAGCGACAGTATTGTTGGAAGACAAATTACTGACGGTACTAGTCAATTGACTAATACGAACTTTGCGTTAGATAGGATTGTACCAGAAAAAGACTCTAAAAAATTCCAAACTGCGCCATTTTCAGACTTTATAACTCTTGAAAATCTTAAAATAGAAGAGGATGTACCTACAACAGTTGTACAATCTGATGGTAAGAAAAGACCGGTAAGATTTAATACAAACAAAAAAGACGCATCTAAATCTTTATTTGGTTCTTTAAGAGAAAGAATTAGAGTTTCTATTGCTCGAATAATCAAAAATTTCCCGGGTGGTATTTTAATTGATAAAGACGCGCTTTCAGTTGTAACTGATAATACCGCAGAAAATATCACATACAACCCTACAACAAATAGAACATCATTTACAGTACAAATTGGTAGATTTTTTAATCCATTTGATATTGCTTTAATACAGCCCACAGCAAATGAAGCAATAAATTCTGAAAATAAAATTAGAAACCTATTTTCTTCATATAAGAAATATATCATAATTGTTGATGGTAAAAACTATAATGTAAGCAATTACATAAAACCTGATAGTTTTAATCAAGTTACACTATCTGTTACCGGAAAACCTTTTACCGGGTCAACATATTCAGATAGTTTTATTTTAAGACCTAATGATAGTGTTGTTGAAGAGTTTTACTTAGGTTTAGATGATCTTGAACAAACGTTATTAAATAGAGATACATATCCGATATACCAAGCAGGATTTACTGTACCAAAAACAAGTCTAGATGAATCAAAAACAGAATTAGTTTCAGTATTAGTAAATTGGCCTACATCATCTGATGGATACAACATACAAATTACCGGATTAAAGTTTGATGAATATCTTACTCGATTAAATGACTTAGCGACAGAGATTGACAATTATAAATCTAATTTAGTAACAAGATTTTTAGTTGCACCACAGTTATTTGAATTCGATACCGAGGATCAAAAAATAGACAAAATATTCCAATTATATGGTCAAAGCTTTGATAAAGTAAAATCATATATTGATAATATTGCGTACATGAGAAATGTTACGTATGATTCAATAGATAACATCCCAGATGTTTTTCTTAAAAATCTAGCAAACACTCTTGGTTTAAACACAATTAATTTATTTGATCAAAAATCACTAGAAGAACAAATTTATAATGCATCTTCTGTGACATATGATGGTCAATCCATTGGTAAGAATTTAGTTGACGCTGAATTAGAATTCTATAGAAGACTTTTAGTTAACTTAGCTTTTATATATAAATCAAAAGGAACCAGAAGCAGTATTGAATTTTTCTTAAAGTTCATCGGTGCTCCGGAACCGATGGTTAAAATTGATGAATTTGTTTATAAAGTTAATAGTGCGTTACCATCATCTACATTAGATGATATTACAAACACATTAAATAATATCCAAGTAAGTAACAGTGTAACTTTTAATAGTAGCACATACACATACACATTATCATCATTAACTGGTTTAACAACAAATAACCAGATAAGTGATTACCCTGTAAATGATATTTCTTTATTACCAAAATCCCCAACAACTAATCAGGAAAATATATTTTTCCAAATGGGATCTGGTTGGTCAAATGTGTCATTAGATCATAGATCTTCTGATATATTAGATACGGAATCATCAGTTATAACAGGTAGAACAAAAACGTTATTAACAAAATCAAAACCATATTCATATGGTGAAGATTATTTTGATGTTTATAGAACACTTCCTGGTTTGGATTATGGTTTCACGATTAATAGTGAAATAGATAACGTACAGGGTCAAATATTAGAAGATGAAAATTTATCTAATTTAATTCTTAACAGAAAAAACATAAACGTATTTGTTTCTGCAGCTAACGCTATTAACTATGATATTTGGAGAAAATCCAGAGAATTAGAAGTTACTTTTGGTACTAATAGCCTTGAGCCACAAACTGGTTTTACGTTTGCAGAATATCTACAAAATACTTTTTCTAATCAAATCACTGATTCAAATTTAGTAAAGTATAAGAAAAATTATATCACACTAGAAGATGTATATCAAGATTATTTAAATCAATTAACAGCTTCTGGATATACAACATATGATATGATTTCAACATCTGATTTCGTTAATCAGATGAGCCCATATTGGTCTAGTGTATTAGAACAAATAATTCCATCCACAACCTTATGGATGGGTGGAAATTTAATAGAGAATAATATTTTTGGTAGACCTAAGTTTTCATATAGAAAACCATGTAAACCATTAGAAATTGTTGAAAACTTATATCCTGAATTTGAAACAATTATTGAAGAAGATCTTGAAACCATTCTCGGTGACCCAGATAACTTAAGAGGTTTAATCGAATTTAGCGGTGTAACATTTACATTGCATGTTGATATTGACGGAGCTGACTATAGTGGTACAACACAAGTTAATTTAACTGGTAGCACATTATTTGGAACAGGATTTACAGCAAACGAAAGTTGTACAACACTAACATCATCTTCAACAAAAATACCTCTTATATGTGAATATAAGAATTGGATTGATTTAAATTTAACAACAATTAAAACCTCTTGGAAGAGTGCAATAACATCATTAGTTAATCAAATTAACCAAACAGAGGTACAATACAGTGCGTTTAATTCACCAAGTTATGTTCCAACAACAGCAATCACTAGTGGATATACACAATTAATATCTCATGAATTTTTCACAGATAGTGATGGTATTGAGAAAGTTAAATTTATTGCACACACAAATTCTTCTGGTGAATGTTTAGTTAAAGATAATTTAGATTTCTATTTTGATGTTGATTACAAATATACAGAACCAAAATGTGATTTAGATTTACAGTTTGAAACGATTTGTCACACATATAGTGGTTATCCGACTTGTAAAGTTATTTCAGATATTATCATTACCGTTACTGGTGCAACAGTACAATCTGGAAATGATAATGGTTGGGGAATTTATGTACAAAGAAATTGTACACCTGGCAATAACGTTTATAGTGGTTATAGTTCAATATATCCCGATGTTAATCTTTCACCAGTTCTTAATGAGAACTGTAAATTTAGATTAACTAACGTAAGAGAAGATGATGTTATTGATTTAGTTTTTACCGATGCAGCTAACTGTGATAAAAAAGTAAAAATAGAGGGGCTTTCACTTAGATATGTTGAATACCCATCTGAAGAAAATATAGATTATCCTTTAATTGTAAATACTGGATATACATTAGTACCAAAAGTACAATATAGAAATAGTTTTAATTATGGTTTAAAACACAATACGAAAGTTTTAGTTGTTAGCGGTGCAACAATAAATTCATCTACAACACCTGCAAATATTGCTAGTTATTTAGCTGCTGGAACTTTAGTTAGAAAGAATGCAAAAGACTTAGTTAACGGAAATGTTATATTAGGTGCAACATACTTAAGCTGCTCAACATTCCCATCAAGTATATTTGAATATGCAAATGAAAACAATGATTATTCATTTTCTTATGACTATTCAACATATACAATAAACGATATTGATTGTTTAGGGTCAGTTAAAAAAAGCACAATTACTGCTATGACAGTAAATGGTGCTCAAGTTGTCATTGAAGTTTTACCGACAACAAAATTAAGAGTTTATACAAATAAAGAAGTTGATGAAACACAATATAGAGTAACAAAAAGAGATGGTTATTTCTTTGATTCTAGATCTCCAGAATTTTTACAATTAAAACCGGAGAGTAAGGAAGAACCTTGTTGTTATTATCCTTCTGATTATTATGATACTGGTGATTTTTTAATTACCGAAAAAGGTGAATTATTAGAGGTTATTGCTGTTAATCTAGATTACTGTGAAAATAATTTATATTACAATATAAATGTTAATGGAACACAACCACAA